CTGGAGCAGTAGATATCTGGCGATTAGTTTTGCCTCCAATAAGTCTATGCTCTCTAAAACCTTCTCATTCACAATGGTGTTGCCTTTCTCTGTAGACTCAGTGAATTTAACACCCAACCCCGCCAGTCTCTCAGCAATCTGCTGCCTGCTTGCTGGGTTGAATATTGTCACCTTGTCTGCTAGAGGCTTACCAGTTTTTTCACTAACCCTTTTCTCAATAATCGGCGGGAAAACAATCTGAAGTTTACCCTCAATATCAGCCACTTCACCTGAAAGCACCGCCAAAAGTGTACGACCTTTATCTTCATCGAACCTAAACCCATGCCTTTCTTGTTGGGCTAGGATGGCTGCAACCTCATGCTCAAGCTGCACACTTTCACCCCAGTCTTTAAGTTGCTCTTCCAGATACTCAAAAACCTTAACTGTCAATGCTACGTCTTGCCTGCAATAAACCTCGTTCAGGGGTTGCCAAGGGAAGTCATAAGGCTCTTTGCTAGTCTTGTCAAAGGGTTTGTTAGCCCACCAATGCCAAATCCTAGTGTAGTCAACCTTATGACTGTTCAGTTTCTTTCCCCATGCCTCTAAGCTGTGTCCATTTTCTAAACTTGGATTCCATAGCCTTGACATTATCAAGGTATCTCTCACTTTCTTCAAGCCAATCTTCGTCCCCCATAATTTGTTCAGAACTGGCGCATCGAAGCCGATCAAGTTGTGTCCGATTAGTCTGTCTGCCTTGTTTAGTAAGGGAATGAGAGTGCTTGCTGTTGTATGACATATAAACTCACCTGTTTCCGAATTATGTGTATAGCACATCCAGATTTTACTGTGCCTGCTATCAGTCTCGATGTCGAGAACTAAATCCACTTACTCCCCCTTGTTAAGTTCAGCCTCCACCAGCGTAGCGTAACCCGCTACATCATGCCAGCTATCATCATAGTATGGGTTACCGTTAACAATACGTGCCAGCTTGTTACAAATCATGTCCAGGCTCTCGCGCATATACGGCTCCATCTCACGCCAACCAGCACCCTTACGCAGGGTGTCCTTCAGTGTCTGAGCAGTGGTAGAAACAAACTGGTATTTACCGTAGTGTTTACCCCTGTTAGTCAAAGTATGCTCCAACTCCACTTCAGCCTGTTCAGCCACCATGACAGCCTCCTTAACTTTACCCATCATTTACCCCTTAGATAAGTATCCTTAATCAAATTTGCACAATCCGCAGCAGCGTTACTCCCATACTGGCTAAAGCGCAGCAAGAATTTAGACTGCTCCTCACACAGGTTAGCACAATGCTGTGCCACATCTGTCGCACTCGCCTGACCAGCTTCAAACGCAGCCTTGAGCCACTCAGCTACGGTTTCAGTATACTGTGGAGCTTCGTTCAGTTTCTCCAGCAACTCAAAGAAACGGTCACGCTTCAAAGTACCATCCTTCTCCACCATGTCAAACCAATCACTAAACTTCATACCAATGCTTCCTCCATGTTGTTTAAACAATTACGGTTACGCAGCTTCTCTGCTTTAACTAAGACCCACTCAGGCTTCTGCCCAAATGGGTTGAGTATTATACCACACTTTGAACATACCCCGTGTGACTCCATGCTGTTTTCATCTCTTCGTTCAGTGCGTCTGTCCCAACAATCCAGAACACAATGATTACTAGCCACATGACACCCCCTATTTTAAGTTAAGCCACAAACCAATTTGAGCAAAGGCATAACCAATCCATATCATACCACCTGGAGTATCCCCTTTGCCCCATTGCAGCATACCAACAATGAAATAACCAATGCCAGTAGCGCCAACAATAACCTGTTCGACTGAAAGGTCAAACAAGCTCATCTTCGTCACCCAACAAGTCAAGGCTTGCCTCTGGGTCTAGCTTTTTAGCCTTGTCAATGCCAGCCTCTATTGCAGCCAGAATCCCAAGCCTAGTGAATGCCCTGATAGCCTCTGGTGGGAAGTCAAACTCAAAGACAGCACTCCCATCAGGGTTTTCTCTGATTAGCGTGACATTGTATGTGCCTTCAATAGTTTCTTCAATCATAAAAACTCCTTATTCAAAATGTTGTTTAATCAAATCACCAAGAGAGAATCCACTTACATAGGCATTACAGCCAGCAACTTCAGCACATTCTTTCACAATCAACTCGGCAAACTTTGCAAGTCTAGGGTCAAAAGAAACCTCACCGTTTTCAATGTGTCCAAAGTTTGCCTTGGCTGCAAACTCTTTAATTAACTCGTTCATAAGTCATCATCCTCCATTAGTTCAACAACTTCAGTTAGTATACCATTCTTTTGGTTGTACTGCAAGCCAAATTTTATGCCTGTTGCCCTGCCAGTAAACCTATCCTTGAGCACCCTGAACGTGGTGATTTGACGCTTGATGGGGTCAGAATGCTGCTTGTTACGCTCCAATCCGAACATATAGTGACTCCACCTAGCGATAGCCCTAGAGCCAGTGAAATGCTTCTCCATAACACGCCCACCTTCCTCGTGCGCCTTCCCCTCTGGTGTGGTTAGGTGGCTGATGAAGTGGATGATAAGCCCCAACTCCTGAGCCAAACTAGCCATGTCAGCCATGATAGCATCCAACGCCCTGCGCTCATCCTGTTCATTGGCTGAGAGTGCTGTCAGGTGGTCAAGGTAGATGTGGTCAATGTCATAAGCCTTGTTGAAGAAGCGAATGATATTCTTGATAATCTTCCATTGCATAGCACCGAAGTGCTCCATCATAAACAGTTGATTCCTATCCTCCAGCCTGTCCACACTTTCCTCGTACTCCTTTCGAGTCCAACCAGAATCGGGGACATGGTAGAGCTTCTTGTCCAGCTTACCCATCACACGCTGACTGGTTTCCACCACATTCTGCTCAAGGTAGATAACACCCACCTTTTTACCCAGCTTCTCAATGTCGTAAGCAATCTGTTGTGTAAATACATCAGTCTTACCAACCCCTACACCAGCACCGAAGGCGTACAACTCACCCTTCCTACGCCCATAGGTGAGGTCGGTTAGTGTTTCAAAACACCACGGCACACCAGGAACGGGTGGTTGTAACAACCTAGCCTTGATGTCGCTGACAGTGACAATACCCTCTGGCTTGTAGGCATCCGACCCCTTCCAAGCCTCAGCAAAAAAGGATTCAGATCGCCCTCTCAGCCAGTCATTAGCATCCTTGTAGTCGGGGTTATGCCTGAACATACAGGCTTTGGCTCCAAACAGTTCAGCTACCCTCTTTGTAGCCTCCTTCCCAGGCTCGTCATCATCGAAACAGATAACCACCTTATCGAATGAGTCCAGCCACTCGTAAGCAGCTTTACAGTCGGAGAGAGCGCCCTGAGCACCTGACTTAACGCTAACACAGGGCAGGGAGAGCATCTGGTACGCCGACATAGCGTCAATCTCACCCTCACAGATGGTAACAACCTTCCCTCCTTTGTGGAAAGCACTCTGTCCGAACAGTTGTGTCCCCTTAAACTCACCTTCTACACTGAACAGCTTGTCAGGGGAACGCACCTTGTACGCAGACAGCACACCCTCCTTGTCGTGGTAAGGAAATAGGATGTCGCCTTACCTATTTTGCAGCACACCAAACTTCTCAACTGTCTTTTGGGTTAACCTCCTATCGGTTAATGCCGTCACAAACGCATCAGAATGGCTCACAATCGGTTTTTTTGTGGTGGTTGATGCCTGGGTATAGGCAGGCTCATAAAAATCAACGTCACCCCTTCTATACTCGCCACAAGCAAAGCACTTGGTAGACCCATCTTCGTTAACAGATAGGGCATCAGAGCTTCCGCAGGCAGGGTTGGGGCAAGGTTGGTGTATCTTTTTGAATGTCATTCAGGCAGTTTCCTCTACTTAGAACAAACAGCCTATGTAGAAGTCAGTTATACCTCTTACTACATAGGCTGTTGTAAACTTAATCAAACTCTGTACCTATTTCATCTATATAGGGAGCAAAATCTATGCCAACTTCACGTCTTAAGTCCTCTCTGGTTAAAGTTTGCACATTGGAGAATGACAAACATTTATCACAAGTATCCATAAATGAGTTGTCAGCAGCACTCCGAACAGTACTCTCAAATGGTGTTAAAATAACATTGCAACAAATACATCTCATCTGGTTACCTCCTGTAAATGTCGAGCTTCGGTAGCCTCGCGTGTTGCAGTACCAATAACAGCGAGGCAAACCAGCATTATAACATACCCTACGATGTAACGCATACTTTGGCGTGATCGACTGTAACAGACCTAATGGTACTGCGATTTACAGCCCTGTACCCCTTGTTAACCAAGTCGTAGATGGTGATGTATTTGTCAGGGTCTAGCGTGGATACGCCTCCCTTTAGGTGTTTTGTCACGCCCAGCCTACCATTAAGAATCCGCAAAGACCCATCCTTTTTGTAGAATTCGACTGTGACAAACCGACCTACACTAGATAAAAGAAGTTCATCAAGCATCATACCAACCTTTCTGCTTTTTTAGCCAATGTCAAAGTGCGACCAATGCGCCATTTTGCTGCAAAAATGCTTTTAACCACTCGCGTCTTTTCGGTGTAGGGGTTAACCAACGCCACACCCTTGTTAACTGATTGCGCGATGTAGAACGAGCGATATTGAACGATTTTCATGTTAAGCCTTTAAGGTTATCCAGCCGGAATTGACTGGTCACAGAGCACTTGTGATGCCCTGCAATCAGCAAACTCATTGTACAACCCACGGGTCTTCCCTTTCGTTGATGTGGGCCAA